CTAAATACTCTACGAGCGCGATCACGGTTTAGCCCGTGGCTCAAGCGAGTCACGTCTGCGGATGTTGTGTTAGTGGCGGAATACTATGGGTGCAGCGTTCGACATGCCCAGCCCCTCCTCGACCTTCATTCCAAAGACCAATTACGATCCGTGCGTGCGAGACTCTACAGGGGTGGAGTCACGATGAAGAGGGATGCCGGGTATGCCGAGTGAGTACATTCTCCCACCACATATTGCCCAGATAATCCACAACTGTATCGAGATACGGCTGAAGACGCCCGGCGATTTCCTGAAGGTGAAGGAAACATTGACGCGGATTGGCATTGCGTCGCATCGAGACCGCAAACTCTTTCAGTCTTGCCATATTCTCCACAAGCAGGGACATTATTATCTGGTGCATTTCAAGGAATTGTTTCTGTTGGATGGCAAAATGCAACAGACAGTATTCGACGATTCCGACAAAGCAAGACGGAACACGATTGCGAATCTATTATCAGAATGGGGGTTGTTGGAGTTGGTTGACGCGGAGCGCAGTGCCGCACCAGTAGCGGCGCTGAACCTGATGACGATTCTCCCGTTCCGAGACAAAGGTGAATGGGAATTGGTGGCCAAATATGAGATAGGTAAGCGTCGGAGTGCGGAGTGATTTAATTCGGTATTTTTATAGGAGTGTTACACATGGCATATGTTGAGACTGTTGGATTGATTGTATCATTACTTTGTCTTCCACTGTTGGGTTTTTTCTTGGGGCAGTATCGGACCGTCGAGCGCCTATCCGGTGAACAGAACCGGGCGAGCGAACTTCGGGATATTCACGATCGGATTGAACACAACCATACGGACATTGGCGAGCAGATCCGAGCAATCTACGATACGATTGAATACCACCGCGATGGCACGGGCGACAAGTTCGGCGCCGATCTCGAAAGGACGTGACACATGAAAATCGTCGACCATTCCGACGGCTCCTACGAAGTAGTCTTGCGACCAGACGGGAGTTTCGTTTCCAGGCGGGTCGCCGATGGTGCCATTGTCGGCACGGTGGAAGCGCGGCATAATCCATCAGCGTCGATTAGTCCGTCGAGTTCTCTATCCAGCAGCACATCAACGTCCACTAGCCCGTCGGCGTCGGCGTCGGCGTCGAGTAGCCCGTCGGCGTCGAGTAGCCCGTCGGCGCCGCCCGCCGAACGTCAGACCGAACTGGTTGCGGTCTTTCTCCGTGCTGTGAATATTTGGTGCAAGGATATTAACCGCGTCTTTCGCAAACTTCTCATGTTGATTAAAAAATTAATCGAAAGGACATTGAATGAGTGATGTAGTTTTTCCCCCATCCGCGGCCGGTGACGCGGCACAGATTGTGCATCTTGCGTCGGGCGAAGATGTCGTTGGCCTAGTCACCTATGACGAAACGCGGTCGGGTTATGTGATTCGCGACCCTGTGACACCTCAGGTCGAGGTCGACGGCACCAAAGGGAGTATGCGGCTGGGCTTGCTGCCCATACGACCATATTATGGAGCAGAAAAGACGAAAGAAATTTTCATCTCGACTTTGCATGCCTTGTATGTCAGCAGTCTTTCTCCACAGATGGAAGAAGCCTACCGGCAGTACCATTCAAGTATCGTCCTTCCCAAGAAACTCGACTCGCTCTCCTCACTGTTGTCGTAAGAATGGGGGCCCTGGGGCCCCCGTTTCTTTTATTATTCTGCGTGAAAGTGTGGTATAATTACGGTATGTCACATCAACGGGTCAAACCCGATTTCCGCACGACCCTCACAACGGACCTACAATACACACATACCGCTACTATCGGGCAGAACGTTTTAGTCCGCGCACGGTCCGCCAACGGGCGCGCCCACTTCATCAAGACCGCATATCGTCCAACCTATTATCTGCCCACGAACGAATACACGGGCGAGACATCCCTCGATGGCTGCCCATTGCTGCCATACGAACAGGACTCCATACGCGATGGTCGCACCTTTCTGTCGGAACATCGCGAAGCATGCGGCAATATTCAGTGTGAGTATATGCTGTTGTCTGATGTGTATGGGGCGGAAAACATCGTGCCGGAGATGGATAGGCTGCTAATATGGAATTTCGATATTGAAGTCGAGTCGGAAACAAGTTTTGCGCCGGTCGAAAAACCATACAATGCCATTACGGCCATCACTGTGATGTGGCGTCATCGGGGAGAGTGCGGCACGGTCACCTACGGATTGCAGCCGTATGATGCGGCCGAAGGCGTCGAGTATGTGCAGTGCGAAAATGAAGAGGCACTACTCAAACAATTTATTCGGAACTGGCGTGCCGATTATCCCGACATCGTCACGGGATGGAATGTGCAGTTGTTCGACATTCCGTATCTGATTGGGCGCATCAGACGGGTACTGAGCGAGTCAGCCGCAAAATCTCTGTCACCCTATAATCATTTGGCCGAACGCAAGGTGATGTTCTACGGCCGCGAACAACTTGCCGTGGATATCCGTGGTGTGGCCACGCTCGATTATCTGGAACTCTATCGCAAGTTCACCTTCACACAGCAGGAGAGTTATCGTCTCGACCATATCGCGCATGTGGAACTCGGGCAACGCAAACTTTCCTACGCGGAATACCAATCATTGTCCGCGCTCTACACCGAGAACTACGCCGCGTTCATGGACTACAATGTACAAGATGTCCAGTTGGTCGAATCGCTGGACGATAAGATGAAACTCATCGAACTAGTGTGCGCGTTGGCGTACAGTGCCAAGGCGAACTATTCCGATACGTTTCGTCAGGTGCGCCTGTGGGACGTGATGATATATCACCATCTCCGCGCACAGCACCAACAGATTCCACCAAAGAAGTCCGAGACCAAGGATACGCAGTATGTCGGTGCGTATGTGAAACCTCCACAGGTCGGGAAGCACGATTGGGTCTGTTCGTTCGATGTGGCGTCAATGTATCCACACATCATTCGACAATGGAATCTCTCGCCGGAAATGTTAGTTGACCGTCGTATCACGTCACTGACCGTCGATACGTTACTCGACCGCACCGATGTCACGCGGCATCTGTGGGATGGCGATCAAGTGCCCGAGGGGTATGCGTTGGCGGCCAATGGTGTGCTGACGCAACGTGACAAAGAAGGTTTTCTTCCTGCCATGCTCAAGGCCTTGTATGCGGAACGTATTCGTTTCAAGAATCTGGCGACAGAGACGAAGAAACGGCGCGAACTGCTCACAAAGGACGACCCGCAGTATGCGGTGCTGACGCGACAGATTGCGGCGTATCACAATCAACAGTTGGTGCGGAAGGTCAATCTGAATAGTGCGTATGGTGCGATTGGCTCCAACTATTTCCGATATTACGATGTGGATATGGCCGAGGCAGTGACGCTCACAGGGCAGTTTGTGATTCGTGATGTGGCGAATGCCGTCAATGCGTTTCTCAATAAGATGTTCAAAACGGATGATGATTATGTGGTTGCCTCGGACACCGACTCCATTTACGTACGCCTTGAGCGCGTTGTGGATAAATATCAGGAGCATAAACCGACGGCGTCCATGAGTAACTGTGTCACGATGCTCGACCAGTTCTGTGCGAAACGCATCGAGCCGGTGTTGGTGAAATCGTTCGCGTCGATTGCGGAATATCTACATGTCGCGGTGCCCTGCCTCACGATGACGCGCGAAGTTATTGCAAACAAAGGTGTCTGGACGGCGAAGAAGCGATACATTCTCAACGTGTGTGACAATGAGGGTGTGACCTACCAAGAACCGCGGCTCAAGATTATGGGCATCGAGGCGGTCAAGAGTAGCACACCGGCTGTGTGTCGGGAGATGATTACCGATGTGCTGAAACTGTTTATGAACCAGACACAAGAAGACGTTTGGGCCTACATCAAGGCGCAGCGAGACGTGTTCGGCCGCGCGAAGTTTGAGGATATTGCATTTCCACGGTCCGTGAATGGTCTGGAGAAGTATGGGAATGACCGGAAGGGTTGTCCCATCCAGGTCCGCGGCGCTTTGGTGTACAATGAGCATATCGCTGGAATGCCAAAATACGAAAATATACGAAACGGTCAGAAGATACGCTTTGCATATCTACGAGAACCAAATCGTTTTCAGACGCATGTGTTAGCGGCGCCCGACGGCTGCCCCGAGTCATGGGACGTAGAGGCCATGCTCGATTATGAAAAACAGTGGCAGAAGTCGTTCCTTGAGCCGATCGACGCGATACTTTCCGCGGCGGGCTGGAACGTAGAAAAACAGGATACGTTATTTTGACCGGCGGCGTTTCGCGGCGTCGCTCATTCTTCGTCGGGTCGCATCGGATATCGGGGGCAGTTTGCGACCTTTGCTGGCGGCACTCATCTTCGTACGGGTCGCGTCGGATATTGGTGGGCGCCGGCCGGCGGCGTCGCGCTGTTTCTGCCGAGTCGCATCGGATATCGGGGGCAGTTTGCGACCTTTGCTGGCGGCACTCATCTTCGCACGGGTCGCGTCGGATATTGGTGGGCGCCGGCGACCGGCGTCGCTGATTTTCTGACGAGTCGCATCGGAGCATTTGTGCCCTGTGTTAGCGTCGCTGATTTTCGCCCGGGTCGCGTCGGAGTGTTTGCGACCTTTTTGGGCGTCTCTCATTCTCTGTCGGGTCGCGTCGGAGTGTTTGTAACCCACGGGGTGCCCGTCACCGCCGGGGGTCATATTGTAATCTGGATGGAGCGTTGATATCCAATGGATTTCTCGGTCGTTGAGAACACCCGGGTCGTCAACGGTTTCGAGTATGGAAATCTCAAACGCATCATCGCCGTATTTGCGAATAGCGTTGTGAAAATATGTTGTAGCGCCGCTGCGGGCGGAACTGACGTGTTGCGACCATCGCCTCTCAACCGTACGTACGGTTTTGCCGATGTAGATTTTAGAGTTGATTTGGTTTGTGGCGAGATAAATAATGTTAGCCATGGCGCTCTCCCTAAAGGGTGCTGTGTTTAGAGGGGCGGCGGGAACTAGTATTCCTGCCGTCCTTTGTATTTAGGAAACATGAGGAGTTTAGATTTTGTTCAATAACTTTTCGTTGATGCGATTTTTCTGTTTCGCCGTGGGTGGCGCGTTGGCGAGTGTTGCCGCCTTTTACAGCATCACGGGACTTGCGTATATTTTTGGCGCCTCCGTATTTTGGCAAATAGTTGTGATGGGGTCCTCGCTG